ACCCGGCCAATCTCGCGCAGGTATCGTTTCTCCCGCCTTCCGATACACCTCGGAGGGCTTCTGTAATCCACCCGTCCCCTTGGGCCTTGGGCTGCGCTTGAAGCTCAAGAAGGGCCACGGGAAAGGCTCCAAGAGGCCCTCTCTTAACCCATTCATATCGATTGCCGCTCGGATGCATGGTCGGGGGCAGCACGATAAACCCCCCGTCCGCTCTCAGGTCCGCCCCCTCAAAGATGCGGACACGGTTTGAGACTCTGGATTGATTAGTGGGGTATTGGTAGAATAAATGCCACCCTCCTCCACCGGATCGGGCTACCATCTGTGTAGGATATCTCTTTAGCAGCTCCTCTATAGGGTATGGGCAGTCGTGCTCGACATCCAGCACCACCATGTTAGATATTTTCCCGGTCACCACTCCAACGCCAGCTCCAGATAGATTGGCAAACCAAGATTCTACCATGGCCTTGGGTGCCCGGGTCTTTGTATACTGCAGCCAATTCGTCATAAATGGCCGCTTCTCTTCCGGTCTGACAGGCAGAACACTCCAGCCGTTGTCCACATATTCGGCTGCTTGCTCATTCACCGTCATTTACAAACTCCTCCCCTTCAGCATGGGCTGCAAACAGTTCATAGGTATGCACTTTGTACAGACTGGCATATTTGATAATTGCGTCCTCCGACAATGCCCGGTCCCCGCTTTCATGGCGGGAAATAGTAGACACTCCATACCCGGTAAGGATGCTTACTTCCTGCAACGTAAGACGAGATCTATCACGCAATTCACGAAGCCTATTTTCCTGCGGTTTCTTCATACACTCACCTCCTTCCCGCATATTAAAACACATTGGAAAACCGCACGTCAAGTGGGTTCTTGCCTACTTTTTCAGAATGCCGTAATCAAGTGTACCTTCCTTCACCGCGTCAATCAGATTACGTTTCTGCATGAGTGAAGCATACATAAGCTCGTCGATAGTCCCAGATGCTATCAGGTGGACGAATGACACGGGCCTTGTCTGGCCGGGTCTGTATAGACGGGCCTTGGACTGATCGTACAGAGCGAGAGAATACGGTAAAGTGAAATACACCGCGTGATTGGAGCATGTCATGTCCACACCCTCGGCACCAGCCTGAATCTGAACGGCCAGTATCCCACCGGTAGAGGTCTTCCACTGCTCCAACGTGTTCTCGGACCCGGACAATTCAAAAGATGGTCTACCGTCCTTGCGGGCCACCTCATGTATTACCTGCAGATCGTGCTTGAACTGGCAGAACACCACCACGCGTTCATAATGGACCATATCTTCTAGATAGTCGAGCAGCGCGTCTGCCTTGGCCGTGTTCAGGTCCTCCACCTCTGCCGGTACCCCCGGTTCTGTAATGGTCAAACAGAACCCGGCTGCTATCTGCTGCATCCTCAACGCCCGGGTGAGAACATTGTTGACTACAATGGTATTGCCGGTGCTGCATTCGGCCACAAATTCCTTGGAGAGGTCACGCAGTGTCTTTAAGTCCTTGGCCGGTAGCTGGACCTCTCGTGTAGTAGGCGGCAGGGATGCCGGTAATTTCAGTCGTTGGGATACATCCGACATGCTGCACTGGTAGGCGATAGACTGGAATTTTTCATTGAGCTGCTTCTGATTCTTGAACCCAACCACGAATCTACGCTCCGGTCCTCCCATTACAGCATATTCCTGCATAAACGCGCTATGATTGGTGCCAAATATAGACGGATCCAGAAATCTATACTGCCCGTACACATCGAGCGGTGAATTTGCCATCGGGGTTCCGCTGAGGCATAGACGGTATTTCACACGCTTACCCAGCAAAGCCAGAAACCGGCTGACCTTCGATCCTGCTGCCTTGGCCCGGTGGCTCTCATCAAGAACCACCATATCAAACCCCGCCTTTAGGATCACTTCTCCCAATTCCTTCCTCCACACGGAATCATAATTTATAACCACGAAACGCTTGATTCCGGGTACTGGCCGAGGGTTTATATACTCTTTTACTCGTTTTGCCTCGTCGCTTATTTTGCCGGGTTGCCTTACATAACACTGATACCCCGCCAGCGCATGTTTACTCAGTTCCTTTGGCCATACACCTAGCACGGCTTTGGGGCAAACTACCAATACCCTCCATACGTCGTTACGATCCATAGCCAGATCTATGGCCACACGGGTTTTTCCTGTCCCCATGTCCATGGCCAGCATTGCTGCTGGCCGGGACATAGCGAATTTATAAGCTTCCTCCTGATTCTGCCATCTTTCCATTATCTGCCTCCTGCCAATTTCTGGTATACACTCACACCGACATCGGTAAGCTTGAACATGCAGCACTTGACCCCACCCATTCGGGATTTACTGGTTGTCAGCAGTCCCTTCTCCCGCAGTGTAGTAACCACAGCACCCACCGACATGGCGTTCATGGTATCAGACAGCTCCTCCGCAAATTGGGACGCCACATATTCGCCTTTTTCCTTATCCTGTTCCCACCCGGGGCATTCGCTCAGACGCTCCATAAACTCCAGCTGCTTCGGGGTCAGAAGAATGGATTTGCCGTCCAAGGCCACGGAGAGGCTTCCTTCTTGCTTTCTCTTGCGGGGAGTACTCTTGGCCGTCCTAGGTGGCTCCTGTGCAACGGAAGTACCTTCCCGGGCCTTCCGTGGGGTCTCGTGTGCTGCCCGTTCCTTTTCCTGCTCTTCCAATATGGCTCCTACCTTAGCTTCCATAGCTGTTCCGGGGTTTCTGTTCTTTTCCTCGGCATCACTGAGGATCTCTCGTAACTGCTGGTCGGACCAGTTGTCGATAATCCACTGGTATTCCTTCGGTAGGTTCAACGCGTGATATCTCATCTCCAGTACAGTCGTAGGCGTCTGCATTGCGTGAACTCCGTTAATTACCCGCTTGATTTCCTCCCGGGTCAGTCTAACGGTAGATACATGAGCCTTGGTTTCCGTATATGCTACCCCATATGGATCCTGCATGTCGAACTGTGGATCGCGTTCCCATTTGACCCCGTTGTTATCCACCAATGCTCCCCCGTCCTTATCAACGAGGGAGACTTCACTTCCGGTCAATGTGTAAACTATCATCCGTGGTACCTCCATGTATTCATTGTACTAGTCGTGTAATAACTGTCTCGTCCCACCAAATCTGTCTGACTCCATGTGGCAAACACAATATCTGAAGTCAGGTCCAGCGGGAGTATACCGCTCTCCATGAATGGCCTAACTATCTGCTCCACCAATTCCCAATCATGCGCAGTGTATGTCCGGGTTGTTCCGTCATACAACGGCCACTGTCCTTCCTGCTCCGCTACTTCCTGCAGGCTGCTTGGAAATCCGGGATTAAGTGTCCGCGCTATCATGATACCAACTTCCGTCTGCTTCTGCTCGTCCGTCTGCAGCCGAGCTACTACCGGGGCAATCGCGTCTACTGCCTGATTGATCGCCACATTCAGACTGTCTGTTCCGGTCAGGAAGGACTTGGCCTGTTCCTGATATGCCAACTCTGCCTTGTACTGCTCCAATTGAGCCGCGTATGCGCTGGAAGCCTCAGCCCAAACCCGCTTTTCCGTAGTCGCGGAAACCCGCCAGCTTAGCAGAATGGTGTAAAGGGTGAACACAGCAGCCCCAATGATCGCGATCCCATACCGCTTGATGAATCTGTCTCTCTTTACCTTCATTTTGAACCTCCAATCAACTTCAAACGGGTGGGGAAGATCCCCACCCTGTACTTTTACTACCTCTCTCATGCCGCGATCCCCACTGCTTTCATGCTCTGCAGGATCGCATTCATCAGACCCGGATGGAAGGTAACCGTCATAAACTTGCCCTCCTCCTTGGTGCTGGTGTTGCCCTGCGGGACCTTGTGTGTGATGAAATCAGTGTATGCGTTGATGATGCCCCAAGCGCAGCCACGGAAATTACTGTTATCGTCGGACATGTACGCGGCCTTAAATTTCTCCCGTTGGAGGTCGAGCTGATGGACCTTAAATGCGTTCATGTTCTCCCGGTCCACAATCGGGAACATCTGGTCGAGAATCCGGTCTAGATCGTGAGGCCCAAGCTTGATACCGGCGTATTGCTCCGCCATCTTGGTGAGTTCCTGCATGTAATTGGCGGACATCTTCAGGACCTCTCGTGCCTCCTCCAGCTTGCGTTCCGCATTCTGCACGTGGCGAATGGTCACGGCGTTCTGAGCGTTGTTGAAGGCGAAGTTAAACTGGTTCTGGCATACCACCCGAAGAGGGCAGATAGCAGCGGTGATTTTGACTTTCCCGGTGAACCCGTTCCGGAAGATCACGTGGGGAATAAAGGCATCGCCAAGAATACTGACTTCCGGGAGCTTGCCAATAATGTACACCATGCCACTGGCCGTCTCGCCAGCCTTTTCAAACCGGAGGTCATCCCCCATGTAATTCACGAAGTCGAATGCGTCCCGGTTCTGGATGACCTCAAACTTATCAGATACCACGTCGTACAGGTGGTTGTCCGTGCTGCGCGTCGTAACAAAGCGGTTGGGGATCTCTACCATCTTCATGCCCCCGTCAAGCTGAGCATACACCGGGGATTTGGTAACCTCGTAATCCAGTCCGGAAGCCTTGAGAACTCCTTCGAGGTCCCGGCATTCCTCAACGCTCTTGCCGATTGCATGCCAAGTGGTAGTCCGGTCTACAATAATCGCGGGTGCTGTGGTTGTCATATCAAATTCCTTTCTCCCCGTATACCCGGTAGGTCAGGTGAAATATTGTCAAGCGGTCAATTGCCTATGTACGTACATTAAAACACAGGGCGGTGATTGCGTCAATGGGTTTAGCGGTATAGCCGCCTCTCCAGCCTGTCGCGCTTGGTCTGGAGCTTCCTGCGCTCCTCCGGGGTCAGGTCCCCGCTGCAAAGCTGCACGTCGATTTCAACGATCTGCTTGATGATCGAATCCTTGGTGTCAGTGATCCGTCTGGCCATTTATACCTCCTCAATCCACGCGCAGAAGATCTGCACATCTGCCCTTGCTTTGAAGAATTCGCGTCTTGCGTCTTCGCGGTTGTCGTACAAGATTCCGGTGTACTCCCCGGTAACATCCCCGTTCTCGTCAAGCTGAACCATTACTTTGTACATGTTTGCATCTCCTTTCAAATCTGGGAAAGGGCCTCTTAGTTGAGGCCCAATTCCGCTGCCACCTGCTTGCCCATTTCGGTCAGGGCGAAGCTCGTGACCTTCCCGCCATGTGCTCCCCGACGTTCAGTTGCTCTGGATCCAAGCCCCTTCTCGCAGAGGGTGGAAATCATGGCCCCAACCGTCATGGGCTTGCCCTCGAACTGGCCCCGGATCTCGTCACACAGCACGTCAACCCAGAGCATGCTGTCAAGTCCGTTCTCCCAGAAGTTGGAGTCGCTCAGGTGGAGGATGAAATCAACCTGCTTCTCGGTGAGGGTCACACCCGGTGCCACCGTGCTGGTGTGGTAGGCGTTCTTCTTCGCGGCCTTCTTGGCCTTCTTCTCTTTCTTCGGCTCCTCGGCCTTGACCTTCAGGCGGGGGCATTCGGCCAGCCCACCTTCGCTGGTGGGGTTGCGTCTCATGCAGTCGCGGTGGACGCAGTTCTGGACGTTGCACTTGGAGCAATCCACGCATCCATACTGGTTGATAACTGCGGGCTTCTGGAGGTCCGTCCCCTCGGGGTGTCTGGTGTAAAGGTTGTCGATCTTCTCAATGAACTCCTCAGCGGAGATGCTGTCATCCTCGGCATCCGCGTCCATGCCCTCGATGATGGTTGCGATTTCTTCGTCGGTGTTGCTCTCTTCCTGCTCCTGCAGATATTTCTCCAGCTCCTCGGCATCGCGGTGGAGATCGTATTCGTTCTGGGCGGCTTCGAACTCGGCCTTGCCAATTCTGGTGGTCTTGCCATTCACGGTCTTGGAATAGCGGTTGGTTTCGGTATTCATGCGGTAGGTGATTCCGTTCAGCTCGAAAGTGGTGGTGTTGTCGGTGAGGTTGATAGTAGTCATTGTTGTATCTCCTTTTAAATTAGTTTTGAATTTGAGGTCCGGTGTCTTCCGCAGGTCGGCTTTCGTGTTCGGATTTTAACCCATCGTTTCACGTTACCCCGGTTTCTCTTGGTATTGGCTGGAAAGTCTGCCAAGCTCTTGTATTTTCACCCTTCTCGGACCTGTCAAGTGGTTGTTTGCCCCCTGACATAATTATTAAAACATGGAAAATACCCTTTTGTCAAGTATCTTTGCAAAAGCTTGTAGATATGCACAAAAGAAACCCCTTCGAGAGGTATTCCGTTTGTGCAAATTGCACAATGCTAGAACACTCTCGAAGGGGTTTACGAGGTTCTATTCAGTTGTCGAAAAGTCAGGTTGTCAAATCCTCAAAGAACTCGAAATGGCAGGAATAACAGTGCCTGTACCGTCTCCCGTTGTGGATTCTGGTGGTTGACAACGTTCCGCCACAGCGGCAACAAATTGGCTTCCAGTCGGGACAAGCCAATTTCCAGAGGCTGGGATGATCTTTCAACAGAGTTCCAAAGCACAGTCTGTCAGCGCAATTCTCACAAGACTGCCAATCGTACATCACTCACCCCTCCTTTAACTGTCCAACATTTTCCAAAGCCAGACCACACCAAGGATAATGAAATATAGCGGCGGCATAGAAAGTCTAACACCCAACCATAAGAAAAGAATAAGCATGCTCATTCCTCCTTCGGCGTCTTATGCTTCTTGTAAACACGCTCAGCGTCCCGGAAGTCCTCTTCCCTGTCATTCTCAGCTCCATTAAACAATGCCCCGTCTCGATTCTTATACCTTCTAATACCGTTTTCCCTCTCAAACGTCCGGAAGCAGGACCATTTACACAGGTATGTGGTCATTTCATACCCATTCTTCTTATAGTTCGACCGGTACACCCATATCAATGGATCCGGGACATAGAACAGTCTACCGCATTGAGGGCAATTCTTATACGGCATACAACACCACCTCCACAGAACTATTATACCACCAATTCAAATTGCAATGCAAGTGGCTTGATTGTAGTATGTTGTATTGTTGTTGCAATGATGCAACACGAAAGGCCTTCAGAGGGGGTTGTCAAAAGAATTGTCAAATGAGCCGATTTGACAGTTAAATTCATCTTGGCCTTTCGTAGCGGATCAATTCGGCTTTCGGTCGTTTGACGCAACATATACAAACCTGTCAACGATTCCGGCAATATGCCGCTTGTTGTTGCACGATACCAAAATATCATATTTCAGTACATATATGTTGTATCATTGCAACGTTAGATGCAACAAAATTGAAAATTGGCCCGTCCCGTAAGGCTTCTTGCGTGTTGCATATATGCAATGGTTGTATGCAACAAGGCGTAGGTTGTTGTGTTGTGTTGCATTGCAATCCTCTTAAGGATGCAATGCAATACAACAATACAACGCCCATACAACACAACTGGCAGCCTCCGGTACTGACGAATATTTTGCAAATCACCTTGCCAAAATATACTTGTGTGTGTTTTAATGGGTGTGAGGTGAGATTTATGGCTTACATTGATTTCCCGGACGGTCTGGAGAATCAGAAGAAGCGGAAGGCCTTCTGGTTGTCCGAGGATGGCCGTGCTCTGATTGCTGGCTGGCGTAGAAACGGTGTCCCTCTGACGGAGATTGCCGAGAAGAATATTGGAATCAGCAAGACCGCTTTTTGGGGCTGGTATAGGCAGTCGGAGGAACTCCGTCGCGCGTGTGCGGTTTCTAAAGAGATCGCTGATTATACCGTTGAGGATGCTCTGTACCGTCGAGCTATTGGCTACAACTATGAAGAAAAGGTATATGAATTGCTTGAAGGAGAAGTCCGGTTGACCAAGATCTTCGAGAAGCATATGCCGCCTGACACCAAAGCCATTATGCAGTGGCTGTTCAACCGGCGTCCTGAGGTTTGGCGGGCAATTCAGGAGCCTCTGGAATCCACGCAGTATACTGAGACTATTAAAAACATCTTGGTTGCCATGAAAGAGGTGGCCAATGGAGCAGCACCCAAAGAAGTTGAAATCTCGGTCGACGGTGCTGGGACCGAGGAGTAAACTTCTTTCAGAAAGTGCCGGGATAAAAGGGCCACATTAATAAGCTCATGCGGTTTATAGGTTGCTTTTAAGCTTTTTCACAACCTTGCCTCCACCGGATGGCGTGGCCCTGTCCCGGGACCGAATTAGGAGAGATTATGGGTACTTTATACAAGGAAACCAGACACGCTTATTGCAACTGCGAAAGGCGGATATTCGAGGGAGAGGGATATTACGACATACCTATAATTCGACCTCAGGAGATTGACCTATCCGAAGTGCAGGTGCTGGGTTTTAACTATGCCAAGGGATGCAAGAACCCCGGGGATTATATCCTGCATTTCTACGTTGATGACTATCAATTTGAGCGGGTGTGGCAGGTCCCGGAGGCCTATCTGCCTATGCTGAAACGGTTTAAGGCAGTTCTGGCCCCCGATTTCAGCCTTTATGATGATTTCCCAATGGCAGTCAACCTTTACAACCATTACCGGAAGCATTGGTTGGCAGCGTACTGGCAGGAGAACGGGGTAAACGTGATCCCAACCATTTGCTGGGGTATCCCGGAAACCTATGAATGGTGCTTTGACGGGGAGCCGCGCTATTCTACGGTGTCTATCAGTTGCGTGGGGTGTAATAAGTCAAAGGAAAGGTCCCAGCAGTATTGGGACGAATTCAGTAAGGTAATTGACATCCTGAAACCTCGTGTGGTATTATTGTTCACGGGGACTTCTCCTATTACGATCCCGAACATAGACGCAGAAATCATAACGGTCCAGTCCGGTAATCTGGTAGGAGCCAAGCTCCACAAGAAACCGAAGAAAATAGACGGAGACGTTATTGTTGAAAGGGGTATTAACTATGTCGCGTAAAGGTAGCTCTGGGATGTCTAGCAACGGGGCTGGTAGTGGTTCTGCTCCTATTAGAAGTAATGCCACTGCATACGATGGAATTTCTAGATTACCTAGTAGAATAGAATCAAATCAGAGATGGGTCCTGCAGAGAGAATACACTGTTGAGGGTGGTGGTACTCATAAGGCCTTTGAGGGTAAAGGTACATACGAGGCAAACGATCACGATACAGTAGCAATGAATGCAGGTTTTAAGTCAACCGCCGCTCTGAAAACTGCTTATAAAAGTAGGACTGAATCTGTTAAAGTTGGTGATCAGGCTTGGACCGGAAAACGAGACTCCAATGGTAATAGGATTTGGGGTAGAGTGACTAAGAATAAATACAGACCGGTTCTTGTAACATTGAAGTAACACATGCAGTTATCTTTTGAACTTACACCCAAACAGGCCGAGTATATCCGGAATGCTACCCACAGGTGGAATATAGCCTGTGGAGCTGTGCGTTCCGGTAAGTCATATTGTCAGATATCTTACTGTATTCCTTCCCGGTTGACCGAACGGAAAGGGTTGCGTGGTCTGAGGGTAATTCTCGGGGCCACTCGGGCTAACATTGAGCGAAATATCCTGCAGCCGATGAGGGACATCTACGGAGATGGGATCGCCAGTTCAATCAATTCTCAGAACTTCGCTAAGATACTTGGAGAAAAGGTCTACTGCATTGGTGCGGACAATGTGCGACAGGTGGCCAAGATTCGAGGGTCCGAGATTGCCTACTGTGCTATTGACGAGGCTACGGACCTTAACGACGAGGTTTTCGAGATGCTTAAATCTCGTCTGTCCCTCCCATGGTCCTGCTGCGATGCCACTACAAACCCCGGACCCCCAACCCACTGGTTCAAGAAATTTATAGATTCAGCCGAAAAAGGCGTTGACATATACTGTCAGAATTACACCATCTATGACAATCCATTTCTGCCTCCTGATTATGTTCACTCCCTTGAAACTGAGTATGCCGGTACTGTATGGTATGACCGGTACATTCTTGGTCTGTGGACTCTGGCAGAGGGTTTGATTTACCCTAATTATGTCAATGCCATTGAGGATCCACCCATTTATAACCCGGCTAACCGTGTACTGAGTATCGACTATGGGACGCAAAATGCGTTTTCTGCAGGTCTTTGGGGAGATTACGTAACTGCTTGGTACCGGGAGAAGGAGTATTACTACTCCGGGCGTGACTCCGGGGTGCAGAAAACCGACGAGGAATACGCTGCTGATATAGATCGTTTGACCGAGGGTATCGGGGACGAGTATCATAAGCTAAAGGTTATAATTGACCCGTCCGCTGCTTCCTTTATTGCCTTGCTCCGTAAACGGGGCAAATACAACGTAATCCCGGCGGATAACAATGTGATGGACGGTCTGCGCGAGACTAATACTGCCATGCAGACCGGTAAGATTAAGATATCCCCGAAATGCCAGAATTGGATCCGCGAGGTTCAGGGGTATGTCTGGGATAAGAGTTTATCAGAGGATAGGCCGGTTAAGGTAAATGACCATGCAATGGATGAAACCAGATACTTTGTCAAAACTATGAAAATATCCAAAGCCACCACCAAATATATATCTCCGTACATGAGGTGATTATATGCTTACTTATCAAGACTTCCTGCAGATTCCAGACACTGATAAAGACCGGGCTGACTTTGTGCAAAAGGTTATCAGAGAACACAAATCGAGTGAATTATATCAAACTGCCGCCATTGCTGATGACTACGACCGCAGCCGAAATACTACTATTATGAATTATCAGAAGATGGTAACAATGGCTACCGGTCAGGTGGTACCGGACATCTTTGCCACCACTCACCGCAGCACCAGCAACTTTTTCAACATCTTTGTTACTCAGCTCAACCAATATTTGCTTGGTAACGGTGTGGACTGGAAAGGTGCAGCTCCTGAATCCCTTGGGAGCAACTTTGACACCCGGTTGCAGAAAGCCGGTAAGAATGCTCTTATTGGCGGGGTATCGTTCGGATTCTACAACCTTGACCACCTCGATGTATTCTCCGTGCTGGAATATGCTCCGATCTATGATGAGGAAGACGGATCCATGAAAATGGGTGTCCGGTTCTGGCAGATTGACGAGGGCAAACCTCTACGGGCCACCTTTTATGAAATGGACGGGTATACCAACTATATGTGGTCCAAAGACACCTCAAGCGATCAGTGGACCAAAGTAGACGACAACGTGTATATGCAGCCGAAGAGAGCATATATTATCCGTACTCGTTCCACTGAAGTGGATGGAACCGAGATTTACGCTATGGAAAATTACCCCAAATTCCCGATTGTTCCGCTCTGGGGTAATCCGCATCACCAGAGCGAAATAGTTGGCCTCCGGGAGAAAATAGACGCATATGATATGATTTTAAACGGGTTTGAAGATGATCTGGACAATGCCCAGCTGTATTGGATTATAAAGGGAGCCGGTGGCATGGACGATCCAGATCTCATGAGGTTTCTAGACCGTCTTCGTATGGTCAAAGCAGCCGCTCCTGCAGAAGATCAGGACGTAGTACCGGTCCCGGTGAACATACCGTACGAGGCCAGAGAAAAGCTTCTGGACCGTATCGAAAAGCAACTGTATAAAGACGCTATGATCATGAACCCGGACGATATTGCCGGGGGTGCTGCTACTGCTACTCAGATCAAAGCTGCCTACGAGCGGCAAAACAATAAAGCGGACCAGTTCGAATATTGTGTGATGGAGTTCCTCGAAGGTATTCTCAAGATTGCTGGTGTGGATAACGATCCAGCCTTCACCCGGTCCCTGATTGTAAACACGCAGGAGGAAGTTACTACCCTTATTTCTGCCGCTGAATACCTCGATCAAGAATACGTCACTCGGAAGGTCCTGACCCTTCTTGGGGATGGCGATCAGGCTGAGGAGATTCTCAGGCGTATGGCTGCAGAGGATCGGGAGCGTATGAACGCCGGGGACACTTCTCCTGAGGGCGAGAACAGGCCTCCCGTTGACGAGGACAACTGAGGGGTATAGAAGGACCACCCTGTAGCCAAGCACAAGGAAGGGGCCAAGAGAGGCTCAGGAGAAGGTGGGTGAAGCGGATGGACGAAGGACACCTCGAAACTGAACGTATACTTAAGGAAACTGAATCCGATGTGATCAGAGTATACAGACAGGCAGCGGACGAAGTAGAAGAGAAGCTCAATGACTACTTGCGTAGGTTCAAAATCAAGGATCAGATCAAACGGGAACAGCTTCGGAAAGGCGAAATAACCAAGGAAGAGTACAATTACTGGCGAACTGGTCAGATTATGATAGGTAAGCGATGGGAGGAAATGAAAGATACCCTCGCACAGGACCTGCACAATGCCAACAATCTTGCCCGCAGTATTGCTCAGGGGTATATGCCCGAGGTTTACGCGGTCAACCACAATTACGCTACTTTTCAGGTTGAAAAAGAATCCCTCGTTGACACCTCTTATACTCTATATGACCGGCAGACAGTTGAGCGAATTATAAAGGATCAGCCGGACCTCCTGCCTCCTCCCGGACCTCGCAAACTAGCTGAGATTGCTGCAGGAAAGGATATAAAGTGGCAGCGCGGTCAGATCCAGTCCACCATGATGCAAGCAATTCTCCAAGGCGAGAGCATACCGCATATAGCGAAGCGCATGGCTAGGGAGCTGAGTGTTAAGAACCGGGGTGCCGCTGTCAGATATGCCCGGACCGCTGCTACGGGCGCTCAAAACGCTGGTCGCGTTGATGGGTATAAACGTGCTCAGAATATGGGTATCGAACTTGAGCAGGAATGGCTGGCTACTTTGGATATGCGGACACGTCATGAACATAGGTATCTTGATGGTCAGCATGTTCCGGTCGGGGAACCATTTAAGGTGGATGGATACGAAATCAAATTCCCGGGGGATCCTTCAGCCCCCGGATACCTTATATGGAACTGCCGATGCACTCTTGTACCACATCTGAAGAATTTGGACCAGTCCGATGCCCCTCGGAAAAGCAAGCTGGGCAGTATGAGTTATGACGAGTGGAAGAACGAACATCAGAAAGATCTTGAAGCTGAGATACCAACGCTGCAAACACAGATAGGCCGGGCCACCTCTGTGCAAGAGGTCAACGACATCATGAACAGTCAGGGGTGGTTCAGAGTATCGGGATTTGATTACGTTCAGAACAAGGAAAAATATGGAATGCCTTGGGAGAAAGTTCCTCGTGTTTCTAAAGCAGATCTTTCAGGAATTGACCTTGAATCAGCAAAATCCGTTGCTTCTACTTACCAGCGGATGTTTGACAGATTCCCGCAATTGATAGGGAAATTCGATGCCCCTGATGCGCACCCAATAAATATGAGTGATAATACCTATGCATGGTGTTATATTAAAAACGGTGGTAAAGTTCAAGTAAACCCCATAGGCAAATTTTATGGAAATTGGGCAAACGTGGTGAGAGCATACGAAGAAGATGTTATGTCTGGGTGGCATCCAGTGGGGACTACCGCTGAATCTATTGTTGTACATGAATTGGGTCACGCTGTAGATGGACTATTGGCTCAATCTGGTATACTGGGTGGGTACACGTCAAGCGGAGAGTTCAGGTACGCTTCGTCTTCGCTAAAACAAACTATTATGAAAAGAGCAGCCAAAATAGACCCGGATATAGCTGATGCTATGGATTTTGATAAGTTCCATAAATCGAGTTTGGCTGTTAAGAGGTTTGTAAGCCAGTATGCCACTAAGAACGGTAAAGAATGGTTCGCGGAATGTTTTGCTGAGTATTTGACCAGTGCAAACCCGCGTACGGTTGCTTCCGAATTCGGTAAAGAGCTTGAAAAATTACTGGAGAAATTGACATGAGCACGGCTAAATTAAAATTTGTTGATAGTCCTTATTTCGTAGATGAGGATGAGAACTGGCATCTTAGAGATGATGCCCCGGAGGACGTTAAGAGGGAGTTTGAGGAATATATGCAGTATTCTAATGAGTGCGAAGAGAAAGGGATATACATATAATGGCCGCTAGCATCATAGTAACTCAGGACAATAGCCGAGAGTTTCTGGAGGCTCTAGATACTCAGGTGTATGCCGGTCTGGAGGAATGCGGTCTCGCTGCAGAGGGATACGCAAAGAGGCTGTGTGCGGTAGATACCGGTCTTCTTCGTAATAGCATCACCCACGCATTGGATGGGCAGTCGGCTGCAATTTCTGAATACCAAGATGACCCAAAAGAGCAGAGCGGGTCATATGATGGATCCGCCCCAAAAGAGCCGGAAGGTAGAAGGGCAGTGTATATCGGGACCAATGTCGAGTATGCCCCCTATGTTGAGCTTGGTACCAGTAAGACGGCTGAGCAGCCGTTCCTCAAGCCCGCTGTAGAAAACCATAAAAGTGCATACCAGAAGATTATGAAAGCACATTTGCAAAGTTGATTGTTGCATGTGTGCAACACAATACAACAAGTTGCAATTAGCCCGATCTAGAGAGCCGTAGTTGTTGTTGCATTGCATTGTTCCTTATAGGAACATGCAATGCAATACAACACGCTCAGACCTAATATGTCAAAAATACACAAATAGACTTGCACAAATATACTTGCGTATGTTTTAATGTGTATAGAAATAGAAACATCTAAGCGGTGAGGGACTACCGCCCGAAGAACAGGAGATGTACATATGCCCAAATTTACCCGCAGTGATATCCGTAAGATTCTTGGAGATGCTCATACTGATGAGATTGAAAATCAGATCATGGCCCTACATCTTGGGGTAGTGGATTCACTCAAGGACGATATTTCCAAGTACAAGACGGATGCAGAAAAGCTTCCCGGTGTACAGGCGGAGCTTGACAAGCTGAAGGACTCCACAAAGGATGGTGGGGACGCGGCTAAGATCCAGAAAGCGTTTGACGATTATAAGGCTGAAGTAGCAGCCAAGGAAGCCAAAGCAGCCAAGGAAGCAGTTCTCCGGGAACTGGCCAAAGACGCTGGTCTTTCTGAAGCTGGTATTGCCAAAGTCGTCAAATATGCTGAATGGGACAAGATTGAGCTTGACAAGGATGGAAAGGCCAAGGATGCCAAGGACCTGATTAAGAGTCTGAAGGAAGAATGGCCCGAATACATCCAGACTAGTGGGGCTAAGGGTGCCGACGTATCCAATCCCCCGGCTTCCAAAGGCAAGTCTGATGTTATGAAGCGCGAAGATATCTACAAGAAAGATGATCACGGTAGATTTGTTTTGGACGCTGCACAACGTCAGGCCGAGCTAGCTAAATTGATTGCTGCTGAGCAGCAGAAAGGATGATGTATAATGCCTGCATCTCGTGTTGAATCTTTGACTAATCCGCGTGATAGTCTTCCGAATGTATATACTAACATTACAGCCCGCGAACAGGACTTCGTGTCCGTGTTCACCCTGAATTGGGACGCCCTTCGCCAGATTCTTGGCATTATGCGCCCCATTCGTAAGACCCCCGGTACCACTCTGGTGACATATACCGCCTCCGTTGCTCTGGAGTCTGGTAACGTTGATCCCGGTGAAGTGATCCCCTACAGCAAGGCCACTGTTACCAAGGCTGGCATGCAGGATCTCACCATTGAAAAGTATGCCAAGGCCGTGCCCATCGAGGACGTGGAGAAGTATGGTGCCGAGATCGCTATTGAAAAGAGCGATGAGGCATTCCGGAATGAGCTGCAGAACAAGGTTCTGACTGCCTTCTATACCTTCCTCAAAACCGGTTCCCTGACTGGAGTTGCCACCACATGGCAGCAGGCTCTGGCGAGGGCCAAAGGTCTTGTGCTGGACAAATTCCAGAAAATGCGCAAAACTGTTACCAATGTGGTTGGTTTCGCGAATATTCTGGACCTATACGATTATCTGGGTGCCGCTGAAATCACGATGCAGACCGCCTTTGGCCTTACCTACATCCAGAATTTTATGGGGTACAGCACCCTTTTCCTGCTGTCTGACCCGGATATTCCCAGAGGAAAGGTTATTGCCCTGCCGGTTGAGAATATCGACCTGTATTACATCGATCCCGGCGACAGTGAGTTTGCTCGGCTGGGCCTGACCTACACCGTTCAGGGTGAAACCAACCTTATCGGTTTCCATGCAGTCGGTAACTACACCACGGCAGTCGGTGAGAGCTTCGCCATCATGGGTATGAAGCTTTGGGCCGAATTTCTGGACGGTATTGCCATTATTGATGTTGGCACCGAAAGTTTTACCGCAGTTGAGACCACCACCGGCAAGAATCCTGCTGCTGAGATGTGGTATGAGAAGGATGTGAGTAACAACTATTTCCGTACTGTTGATACCGCTCCTGCGACTGGAAAGACGTATTACACCCGTACTGTGACCCCGGGTACGTAATATGTATAAAGTAATCACCGATTTTGCAGACCTGCAGGACGGTGGACATGTTTATCGGGCGGGGGATTCCTACCCCCGCTCCGGTTCGGCTGATTCCTCCCGGGTTAAGGAATTGTCCGGGACAGGAAACAAGCTAGGTGTTCCACTGATTGTAGAGGAAAAGGTTTCTAAAAGCAGGAAGAAGCCCAAGGAAGGATAAATGGAGGGTACCATGCTGACTGAAGTATGCCAGTATTTGCGTAACTGGTTTGACAGGTCTCGGTATTTTGGTGGGTTTATTATCCGAGAAGGTATCATTACTTTTGAAGATGGTAGTGATTTGCCACTGCAGGAGGGCCAATACTTCAGAATTGCTGGATCCATTTTTAACGATGGGGTACACCAATATGGAACCTCTCTGGAGGGCGACGAAGAATTTACCGGGGCTGTCTGGGCTTTGGCTATACCCAAGGAGGTTATAACCCTTTCTGAAGAAATAAGTCAATGGTGTATTGAGCATGCTGAGGCGATTGCCAGTCCGTATCAATCAGAAAGCTTCGCTGGTTATTCATACTCCCGGGCTTCTGGGTATGGATCCGGTGGTATGCAGTCGATTTCATGGCAGTCTCAATTTGCTGCCCGTCTCGCCCCTTGGAGGAAAATATGAGCTTACTAGACGCCGCTATGGAAACTTGCACAATGTACGACAAACGTATGGTCGAGGATGGGTACGGTGGGTATAGGCCCGGGTACTTTCCCGGTGTGCAGTTCCAAGCGGCTATTACTATAGATAACAGTATTGAGGCTCAGGTTGCTCTTTCTCAGGGGTCAGTAGGAATATATACTGTAACTACTAGAAAATCCATCAACCTGCAGTATCATGATGTGTTTAGGCGTGAATCTGACGGGAAGATTTTCCGTGTGACTTCTGACGGGGACGATAAGAAGACCCCGAAAAGCGCATCTCTCAATATGCGGGTGGTTACCGCTGAGGAATGGAGCTTACCTAATGAGTAAGGATTACGCGCAGGCTTTACACCAATTCTGGTCCGGTTTTGGGTGGCCGGCTTATGACAGTGCCACGGTTCCAAGCAAGGATTTCGAACCGGGAGACAAAAGGATCACGTATAACGTGGTGCAGGATGAGTTTCTATCCGATGTCTCCATGGCTGTGTCTCTCTGGGATCGGTCCTACTCATGGGAAGACATAAGCAAGAAATCAGACGAAATATATGACGCCATCGGATTGGGTGGCGTAATGTTAACATATGATGACGGCCATATCTGGGTAAGACGTGGCCATCCATTTGCCCAGCGTATGTCTGATACTAATGATGCTATCAGACGAATTTATCTCAGCATTGAGGCTGAGTATATCACAGGGAGGTAATAACAATGGGTATTGCTACCAAAATTCCGCAGAACGCTTTTGAAGGTCTTCAGCTCGACGCCGGTGTTCTGCTTACTTCTTTTGATCCGACTGCGCCTGCGATTGCGGATTCTGCAATTGTGTGCGCTACGACAGGTGGAATCAGTGTAAGTTGTGTGCCGACTTACAGCGATTTCGGAGAAGACGTTGACAATGTGCCGAACAACATGAAAGAGTTCAAGCACCTTGACGGTTGGGAATGCACGATGTCCACGACCGGTCTTGGGACTTCTCCGGCGAGTATTAAGCTTGCGCTTGGTGCAGCGGATATCGACGGAACGAACACTTCAAAGATTGTCCCTCGTCGTAATTTGAATCAGACCGACTTCGGTGATCTTTGGTGGGTTGGTGACAGGGCAGATGGCGGTCTTGTTGCTTGTAAGCTCCTGAATGCGCTGTCTACTGGTGGATTTGTGCTTCAGACAGGCAAGAACGCAAAAGGTCAGGTTACGCTTGAGCTGACGGGTCATGTGTCCATTGACGCTCAGGATACCATGCCGATGGAATTCTACAGTCTTGATCCGAAGCCTTGATCCAACTACATAACGAAAGGATAACCAATGAAGAATCTGGCAAATTGCAAGCCTACTGAATTTTTGGTTCAGACGAATAAGATCCGGAAGTACGCTGAGAAGTGGTTGACAGTAACTGGCATTCCGGATATTCGGAAGAATGTCCCCTCTGTTAAGGAGGGGCAGACTAAAGAAGAGCGTAAGAAAGAGCTTGAGGAAGCGGCCAAAGAGAACCTCCGCAAGATTTTTGATGCCATTATGGAAGATCACCCACAGGAAACCGTGGAACTCATGGGCCTTATGTGCTTTGTAGAGCCTGAGGATGTGGATAATCACCCTATGAGTTTCTATTTGGAATCTGTGTCTGAAATTCTTAATGACGAGGCGGTACTCGGTTTTTTTACGTCATTAGTGAATTTGGGGCAGAGGGGTATTTTGACAGTATAAAGTCAATACGGCTAGATTTGCTGGAGTTGATGGGGCGTGGGTATGTGATAGAACATTGCGTGTCCACGCTCAATCTGTTACGGAAGGAAGATAACTACAGGGTATACCTCACGGAGGTCCTTCGTGGTATCTCCAAGAGCGTTGGTTGTGAGATAAGGCTTGGATACGATGAATTCATGAAGAATTCAAGGAGAGGCCAAGAAAACGCAGAAGAACGCACTCCGGGAGAGATTATAAGCACGATCAGGGCGAAAGCGGAGTTGATAAACAATGGATCTACTGAACTTACTAGTTAAAATAACGGCCGATTCCGGTGATGCGGAAAGTAAGATTTCTGGATTCGCTGGCAAAGCCGGTAAAATGCTTGGCGGCATTGCCAAAGTTGGTAGCGCAGCCGTTGCCGCTGGTGCTGCTGCCGTTGTTGCTATTACAAAACAGGCCATTGATGGGTATGCAGAGTACGAACAGCTTGCCGGTGGTATTCAGACTTTATATGGCGAAAATTCCAAAGCAGCCGATGAAATGATGAAGCATGCTTCTGAAGCTTGGAAGACCTCCGGTATGTCTGCCAACCAATATATGGAGACTGCTATTGAATCTTCTGCCGCTCTGATTAATTCGCTCGGTGGCGATACTGAGAAAGCTGCCCAGATGATGGACATGTCGATTGTCGATATGTCCGATAACGTCAATAAGATGGGCACAAGCATGGAAGCCGTTCAGAATGCATACCGAGGCTTCAGCCGTGGCAACTTCACTATGCTGGATAACCTCGCTCTTGGTTTTGCCGGAACTAAAGAGGGTATGCAGCAACTTCTTGACAAGGCCACCGAGTACGCTGCCAAGAACGGTGAGATCAGAAATTTTTCCATTAATAGTTACGCCGATATTGTAGATGCTATCCATATTGTCCAGACTGAGATGGGCATTACAGGGACCACTGCTAAAGAAGCATCTACCACGATCCAAGGTAGTATTGGGGCCATGAAGTCCGCATGGAGCAATCTTGTTACTGGACTCGCAGATGATAATGCCGATCTTGGTAAACTGATTGATGATCTTGTGGTTTCAATTATTGGTGAGAATGGAGAAGGCGGTGTCGTAAACAATATCTTGCCAGCGATTGAACGAGCGTTGAACGGCATTGTGAAGATGATTACGGAAGTCGCTCCAAAGCTTATCCCGTTAGCTGTAGATATAATCATACAGCATTTGCCACAGATTATTGAAGCCGGAACGGATATTATTGTTGCTTTGATTACTGGACTTGTACAGGCTTTGCCTCAGCTTGTAGCAGCGATCCCCCAGATTTTGAGCGCAATCTGGAATGCTCTTAAAGATGGATGGCCTCAGATCAAAGAAGCTGGTATTGAGTTGCTGAGAATGCTCGGTGAAGGCATTCTGTCAGGTTGGGACTGGGTAAAAGAAAAGTTGCATGAAGTAGTTGAAAAGATCAAAGGCATCTTTGATTTCGACTGGACTTTTCCGAGACCGAAACTTCCGCACTTCAAGGTTGACTGGCGTGACCTTGGGCTTATCTCAATTCCTGACGTTTCCATCGAGTGGTACAAGAAAGCCTACAATAACCCGTACATGTTCACAAAGCCGACTGTGATGGGCTTTGGTGACGGTAACGGCGGCGAGATGGTTTATGGGCATCAGAGCTTACTGAATGATATTAAGACCGCTATGCGTGATGCAGTTGGAACTGAACAGCCGGTCACGATCATTGTTCAGTCTGTGCTTGACGGCAAAGTAATAGGCGAGACTGCAACGAAGTGGCAGAGACGGGAAGCGAGGGCATTTGGATGATTGATATTGTTTTCAAACTGAATAATGTTGATTACAGCCAGATGCTCTCAAAGTATTCGGTGAAGATAGAAACCGAATATGAGGAGGTTATCAAAACGCTTGACGGCACAGAATATGGAGTGCCAAAATACAGACCAAATATTGTGTTTTCCCTTATGCCACTGACGGAAGCTCAAAGCGCGGCGTTATTTAGCATCCTCAGTTCTGGGGCTGTAAGTGTTACATACACCGATACAGCAAGTAATACGACCAAAACTGCCACAATGCGGGTTGTGAGCAATATAGAATCTGTGTTCGGCATCAAATCGATTAACGGTAGCAGATACTATAAGGGTGACGCAATCACTCTCAGGCAGAGGACGGTGCTGTAATGCAAACCACATCGGCTTTGTATAAGAGCATTGTTGCCGAGGATCATTATTTTGAAACAAAGGTCTCGATCAACAGCAACGAGCTGACTCAAGACAAAATCCTGTCTCTTTCCAGAGATATGTCGGGAATGAACAAGAACTACCCGACTGTTGGTGGCGCAATCTGCTCAACGCTCCAAATGACGGTTATAAACCCGTCTTTCACAATCCCCGCAAGAGCAGAAATCAAGGTCTACACTCGTACGAGAAATTCCTCGCAGACGAGCGAGTGGCTGGCGGCTGGAACCTATTACATTGACACACGGGCAAAAAGTACAGCATACAACTCAACTGATACTCTGGCGGTCACGGCGTTTGACGCAATGATTAAGACAGAAGCGGACTATCCAGATACGAACCACAACTGGCCCTATCTGGATAGGCTGATCGTGGCAGAGATTGCATCGGCTATTGGCGTGAGTGTTGACAGCAGGACGAATGGCAACCTGACTGCCGGTTATATGGTAGATATGCCGGTTGGATATGTGATGCGTGAGGTGCTTGAGCATATCGCGGCGGCAAACTGCGGGAACTTTGTGATTACGGCAGAGAATAAGCTTCTGTTTGTCCCTCTGATCGGTCTTGACCCGGAGCAGAATCTTGTTGGGCAGTATCTGAAATCTGAAACGACTACGGAAGCATTAACATTTGGGAATGAGGGGTGGTACATACTTGTCTAACATAAACATTGGAACAAAGATGCGCACCC